TGATTATTATCTGGATCGTTGATAAGAGTAAAGTTCTTAGATCCAGTTTCAAATTCAGGGAATGATGTTGAGTTTGGATCTGGGATGAAGAAACTACCGGTCAAGTTAGCAGCAAGATCAGAGATAAGTCTGACATCCGTGATGGTTGCTTGTGCTCCACTCGATCCTCCAGTAAGAACCATTCCTGGGGCAACAAAACCAAAGAACTCTCCCTGTGCTTCAGCAGAAAGTGAGAATGTATCTACATTCAAGATTTCCGAAGTTGAAGAGTATGCTCCTGACAATGGTGTGTTGTTGTAAGGATTTTCTCTAAAGGTTGCTGTGGGAACATCATAAGGACCTTCCCTATGATTAGATTGTGCCACTCTAAATGTGATACTAGCAGACGTATTGCCAATATCTTGATCTAAACCTGTTCTGTTCATTCTACCAGTTACAGTCTCACCAACTGTAAATGATCCTGAAACCATGCTAATTTCAAGAAGTTTTGGAACACAGAATCTGGTTACGTCCTCTCCATCAAAGAATGCGTACATTCTTGTGAGAGGTTTCATTCTCTTAGAAACGAACTCAACGTTTCTAGATCTCATGAATGGAACAATGTCTCTACTGACAACTCTATCGCCAACTGACTCTCTATCAAACTGTTCAGTGACAACAGTTCTTGTGCCAGCTCTTGACATGACTCCAGTCTGAACTGTCGTCGCAAGTGTTTCTTCAACCGTTCTTTCTGTTGTCCTTCTTATTCTACGTGCAGGGTTTCCAAATCCACCACTAAAATTATTAATCCAACCACCCATTCCGAAAGTAGATGAGGAACTACTAGATCTTCTACGTGTGGTATTCGTGACTGTAGTTCCAGTCCAGTTTGTTTCCCAGGCATTCCAAACTATGGGTGCCATACCTGTTTGACGGTCAACATTCTCAGTTCTTGCAAGCAACTCAAGAGTTGATGCATAATCACCTTCAACATCGATGACCTTTGCTTTCATTCTTGCAGTATCAACCCAAGTGTCAGATGCTGGAGTGAGTTCCATAGAACCCTTCCAGAAACTAATCAAGAATGGAGTAACGCTTTCAGTCCTAGTAGCAAATGATTGCTTTAACCACTCAACTTCAGCATAGTCAAGAGTAATGACATCACTTTGCTTCCTAACGTTATTACCTTCAATCGTTGCAAAATTAAGGTCAGCAGTTGTGTCATTATTGACAACAGGTCCTTGAATAAGATCTACTGAGTTTGTATAATGAGTTGGTCTGAACTCTTTCTTCTCAGCATCAATACTATTTTTAATAGGAAGTCCCTCTTCCTGAGGTTTAAATGAAGTAAAGTTATCTACAAAGAAACCAGACTTAAATCTATTCAATCCATCGGCATCAGCAACAAAAAGATTTGCTGTGTTTGTTTCAAGCATCGAGAGTGATGTATAATACTCAAGATTCTTGATTCTATCCTCAAGTTTGTAGATATCTTGCATACGATATCTCTTATGAGTGTTAAACTTCAACGAAGCTTGAACAACATTATAGAGATATGGAGGAAGAGTTATTTCACAAATTTCAATTGCATCATCAACAACATCAGGTGGTTCTGGTCTGTCAGAAGGAACTCCGTATTTGACCTGGAAATTACCATCTTTTGTAAGAAAAATTCTATCAACTCTTCCTAGGTAATATGAGAAGTCAATGAACAGGGATTCATCTGATGCTAAAATGTTAGGAGCTGAATCACCAGATCCAGTAAATATTCTACCAAGGAATTCAAGAGGAGACCTATCTCCCTCAGAAACAGTCGCAATAGAACTTACTCTTGGTCTGATGTCAATAATATCAGAATTGCCAGAATCTTCAACAATTCCTATTTCTGATGAATAATCAAAATTATCGTAAGAAGCAACTGTTGTAATGTCGCCATCATCAGTGCTATCATATGAAGCACTCTTATAGTAGACTCTTAACTTTCTGGTAGGTTCTGATGAATCGAACTTTCTCTTAATTGATCCATAATCATAGAAGGTTCCCTCTTGTCCATTATTAAATGTAAAGTTGGTAGAAACATCAAAACTTGATGCATCTGCTGTGTTTACAATCGCACTAATATTTGTTTCGGAAGAAATGATAGTCTCACCTTCTCTAAACAAAATATCATTCTTATAAAGAATTGCAATCTTAGAATCAGAAATAGAGGTTTTTTCTGCAATAATACCAATTGCACCCGAGTCCTGTCCTACAACAGATTCTCCAATGGTAAACTCATCAATTGTGGCAGAGGCACTGGTAATCGATTGTAGAGTAAGAGTTGGTGATGAAGGATTAGATGTGTCTGCAGACTCAAAAATACCATGAATCTCAATTACGTCTGGTGCATTTAAAGAAATCCTTTCATCTTGAACTCTAGTGCCAAATGGATAATTTCCGTAAGTTAGTCCATCATTAAGAGTTGTGGTTCCAATACCAGATCCAACATTTTTAGACTTATCAACAATAATAGATTGGACTCTATTTCTTACTTTAATTTTTGCTTTTGGTTTTCTCTTTCTAATAGTTGCAATCAGAGTAGATCCAGTATCATTAGATCCAAGACCATTAATTTGAAGTGTACTCTTGCCACCAGGCGAAGTAATTGTGAACTTATCAGCAGTTAATTCCTCTGTAGTTCCATCTTCTCTGATAAGAGAATATCTTGAGGGTGTGAATGGCAAGAATACTTCATTATCATCAGCAGTAATCGCTGTTGATAATTTATTACTTGCAATGTTTACATTAAACGTTTTTCTGATTGTCAGAATAGCATCAGTAAGATTTACACTTTCAATATTTTCTTTGGGAAGAGGTGTGTAGAGAGTGTTGTCAGTTGATGGATCAAGAGGCGTAGTTAATACTTTTAAATCAGTTACATTAGTGACTGCTGTTGGTAATTTGCCACCAGCAATTCCAGTGACTGTTGCAACACCAACAAAATTTATATGAGACGAACCAACTGCTACGACCCTTCCTAAAACTGGATCTTGATCATCACCAACAACAGCAGAAAGATCGCTATATTCAATTAAACTTCCAAGTTTTAATGCGGTTCCTGGGAACAATGGATTAGTGCTTCTAACTGTACTAATACCACCTTGATCTCTTGGGGTAATCGTGGCAACTCCTACGTTCAAAGAAACAGACTGAACGGTGTCTCCACTGAAAGTATGAATTCCGGTTGTTCCATCCGTAGTTCCAAATACAGACTTTACATCACCAATGCCATGAGCAGTTGCAGCAATTGCAATTCTACCATCTAATATTCCATCAAAAAATAAAGGTTCATTTTTAATAAACTCACCCTTTGTTTCATATAATGTAACTGTTTTGCTATTAGAAACTGCTGATCTGATAAATGCAGTTGCACCACTTCGCTGTCCTTTGACAAATGTGGGAACAGAGAGAGTATGTGCCTGATTTAATGTAAGTGTGGTAAAAGATTGTACATCATAAAGAGAAATACCCCACTGATTCAGATTTGCATTTGCAGTGTCATAAGCACCCGATTCAATTCTAAAATCATAAACCCTTGCCAAACCAATTTCATTTCCAGGGGCACCATCAGCATCAATGTCTGGACCAACTCTTTCATCTCTCAAACTTAAAACATAAGTGCTTCCAATACCGACTGAAGGGGTTCTGTTTACATTATTAAGTTTTAAAGTTGGTCCTGTATTATAAATTATTGACTGATCTTCAATCGTTTTTGTGGTTCTTGGTTTATCAACATCAAGATAAGTTGCGTTCAGAGTTTCAATGTCATAACCTCTAACAAACGCTCTACCTGCAGACACTCTATAGAGAGCTAGATTATCCGATGGAACTGAACCTCCATATGTGAATTGACCAGCATTATAGACACCACCACCTCCCAGATTATCATTCAAGGACTCTTTCATGGTGACATCAAAAGGTGTCACATAATAATCACCTGATTCTGCAAACGTTCTTCTTGCAAGAACATCGGTCCAATCTTTATATCCGACTCCTTCACCAAGACCACCTTTGACAGTTTTTGTTCTTAAAACACCATTAACAACTACTGCTAGTTCAACAAACGAACCATCATCAAGATCATTAAGAGATTTTTTAATTAAAGAGGTGCTAATCTTAAGTCTATCTGCACCCGGAGCTGCATAATTATTAAAACCCTGAGAGTTGTCATTAAGAGTTTCATCTAAATCTGCTGTGATAATCTCTTCATTGACAAACAGACCAATCCTATAACTAGGGGTAGTTCCGTACTGATCAAGTATTAAAGTCTCTGTATCAACATTTACAAAGTTTCCCCTAATAAAATAAACACCACTTTGAATCTGAAATGATGATCCTGTTTGTGCTGCTTCATTAGAAATCGTCAGTCCAAAAGGAGCACCAACTGAAATGCTACTATTTCCTAAAAGACCAGACGTAATAATCTCATTACACGCTAATTCCTCAGCATCACTAAATGTCTGTGTAGAATTATTAGTGCTACTTGAGTCAAGATAGTTGATGTAAAGAGTAAGATTTCCCCTTTCCGAATCTTCAGGGAGGAGGACACTATCAACAAATGCAGTTACACCAGAAGTAAGACCTGTGATTTTAGTTCCTACTAATTGTTCAGCATATGCTGCAACAGGGACACCCTGAAAAGTATTGACTAACTGAATACAATAATATATTCTATTATAACCTGTATTGCCAGGAATTACTTTAGCACCTTCTTTAAAGAAATGCTGACCAAATCTTTCGACTTGATTTTGCAGAATCGATTGAAGAGTGGTTAATTCTCTTGCCTGAACTGGATATCCAGGTTTAAACAGCACCCTATGGTAATCATTTACCGGGTCAAAGTCATCAAAATATGGTGCTACGTTGAGGTTCGTCTGCTGTGGCATAATTCTTTAGAACTGCAAAACAATTTTGATATCTTCTTTTTGGTTAGCTGACCTTGTAATAGAAGGTCTGTTGTCAACGTATACGATGTTTCCTGCATATTTTTTCACTTCTGCAGGAGCAATACCATCCGTAAAAGTAAGACCAAGATTATATGTCCTACTATTTATTGTGGTTTGGATACCGCTGAAGTTTGAATCAATCTGCAAATCAACTCCTGAAGTAGGAGTGATTGTCAAACTGCCACCCGTGCCAGGAGCAGATGTAAACTCAGTTAAATCGTATCCGTATGTTGGAGATGTTTGTGCAGTTCCAACGGTGTTGAAACCTGCTACAGTTCTATCTTGCCAATATTTTAAAACACCTGTTGTCTGATTATAACTAATGACTCTTCCTTGAGCAGTTGTGCCAGTGGAAACAGTTTGAGTAAAGTAAGAGTCTGCCGTGAAAGTTGCAGAACTATATCCTGCCCCTGCCAATCTTAGAGCACCAACAGCACTTGCTTTATCAGCAGATAAAATTGAATTATCAGTGGTTCTAGGATTCTCTACAATACCAAC